GATATTTGGCGAGCGCCACAACGAAAAAATACGAAGTATTTTTGAGATGGGCTCTGCGCTGTTGCATGTGGGTGCCCTGATTTCGATTTTACAGAAAAAGCAGCCTGTTTGGGCTGCTTTTTCTGTAAAGGGGAGGGGATATTACTATGATAAACCAAATATAGGTAGTTGTCTGTTTTTTTCTTTCAATATTTTTCTTCCAATAGGGGAAGGGGTGCCTGCAGCCTTTCGGGGAAGGGGACTGCAGGCGGAAGTAAAAGGGGGCGTCCTTTCGACTTCTTTTGTAGTATACTGTAAAAATATGGACAAAGTGTGAATAGAAACTTAAGGCTTTGTTAAAATCTGCGAATGTTTTCTTTATTGTGTTATCAGCGTTTCTGCGGTGTTGGGTTGATGTTTTTGGAGATTTGCCACCCATTTGCCACCGTAAATTTCATTTGGGTGGCAAGCCATTTACAACGCTTTCAAATAAATCCGCTGCGGTCTGTGCCATTTCGTCTGTGTGGTGAACGTAGGTATTCATTGTGGTTACAATGTTTTTGTGCCCGAGCCGCTGTTGAACTGCCTTCACGTTGGCACCTGCCTCAATCAGCTTTGTGGCATGGGTATGGCGCAGGCTGTGATAATCAAAATTGATTCCAAGCTCCTGCCGGATGACTCTCTGGCAATAGGCAAAACTGTTTTTGGTTGTCAGCTCTCCGTTTTCATCAACGCAGATAAAATTGATTCGCCGCGCGCCTGTGGAAAGGATTTTTTGTGTGCCGACAATTCGCTGTCGAGGCGCTCCTTTTTCGTCCGTAAAATCGACAAGCTGATATACTGTGTAGAATTCGCCATATTTCAGTTCGTTTTTAAGCTGTCGGTTTTTCTCTGCCTTGAGGATTCGGTAAAGGGATTCCCCGAATTTTATTTTCCGCTTGGAGTTGTACTTTGGTCCTTTGAGGGAGAACCCCAGATTGCCGTTGATGTTCCTGCGGATAAGCTGACGCTCTACAGACAACGTGCAGTTTTCAAAATCAACATCGTCCCATGTGAGGGCAAAGCACTCATTGATACGCAGCCCGCAGTTCCAGCCAATCATAAGCGGAATATAGTAGCGAGAACCAACGGGAAAGCGTTTCCGGATGCGGTCAAATTCTGCATCCGTCAGCACGATGCGCTCTCTGACCGGCTTTGCGACAGTACCTATCTTTACAAACCGACAGGGATTCTCTCGGATATACTGCAAAGGTTGAACAGCATAATCTATCGCAGTAGAGAGGACAACAAAGATAGAGCGTATGGTCGCTTTGGAATAGCCCTGCGCCTTTAGCTGGTTTATGTATTCCTGAATGGCTGCCGTCTGTAGGCTTTTTAAATAATACGCACCGAACTGCGGTTTCAGGTGCCTGTGGATCAGCGTTGCGTAGGTCTGCTGCGTATTTTCTGTGAGATTCATTTTGCAATACTGCTCATACCAGAAGTCCAGATAATCACTGACGCTGATGGTGGAAGGCTGAAAGACCTGTCCGGAGTTTTCATATTCCGCGATAGCCTTCGCCAGAGCCGTTTCCGCTTCCTTTTTGGTACGGAATCCGCCCTTTTCGATTTTCTTTCTTTTGCCGCCGACCTGAGCGGTATCAAAATAATATGACCATGTTTTACCACGTTTTCGTGTTCCGCCTTTCATAAGCATTCCTCCTTAATTGAAAAATAGGTATAGAAAATAAGGCGGTATCGTGGTATAATCCTATTGCGAGTAGGTGGTTATACAAATACCGCCGTATGAGAATCCTCTTTCCTGTTGACGCAGGAGAGGGGATTTTTTTGCTTTAAAATTGAAACTACCTGAGACTGTTTATGTATTGTGTTTTAGGTCGGATTGTCCTAAAATATTATTAGGAATTTAGAATAGCATCAATGATAGACTTCTTATTCCATCCAACCATAACATCGGAATTGTTGGTTACAATGTTAGGTATACGTTCTTGGCTCCAAGGTTTAACGCCGATAATGTATTTATTTTTATCAACGGCAGTATTGATTTCAAATTCAATCCAGTCGCTGTGTGCTGCATACATTCCAGCCAGAACGATTACTTTTGAAGCCGGAGAAATTTGTTCTTTTAATTCTTTTTTTAAGGTCGTTTTTCCGGCAGATGTATTTGGGTCAATTAAAGGATTGTGCTCGGGTACAGAATAATTTTTCCAAGTGAACTGACCCTCTGCCTGAGCTTCGTTAAGCCAAGTGACAACTTTATTATAGTGTTCGGAATACTTCCATGCATGGCTAATAAAAATATTGTATGTCATAAAAAAGCTCCTTTCTAAAATGGTGGTGAAACTATGAATAATCAAGAAAAAAACAATAACAACAAAAACAAATCTCAGGTAGCAAGGTTTAGAAAAAAACCTGTTATTATCGAAGCATATCAAACAGAGGTTGAAATGGTGATTTCGACACTGGAGGGGGATATGATAGCTAGTCCTGGTGATTGGATTATCACTGGTGTGAACGGAGAGCAATATCCTTGTAAACCAGATATTTTTGAAAAGACCTATGAACCTATGAATGATTAAGTTTCGGTCGCTTCCTGTTTTGCGTTTGTGTTTAATGCTTTCCAGGTATTATTTTCTGATGAAATAATAGCTTCTATATTTCTAACGAAAACATTTTCAACAGTTTCTTCCTGATTGTTATATGGAGCAGACTGAGTCAAAAATAGATTTTTATGATATTTTAATAGCTCAGCGGTTGTTCTATATTGAATCCAGTTTTCGTGATATTTATATAGGCGGCAAACAGCCTCAAGAATTGCGATTAGCGCACCCAGAATTGCAACAAGTATTGAAATTGCATTGCCAGACTGAGCGTATGGTACGATAATTGGAATAGCAGCAGAAGCAATTATTTCTATAATTTGTATGCGCTTGTAATGTTTTTGTGCTGTTTGTGATTTTTTATCATACCAAGTTATTTGGTCATCCACTCGATCGCGGATATAATCTTTTATTTCTAACATAAAAACTCTCCTCATATAAAGCTCTTTATTTCTGTAGTATTATTTGGGGAGATTTTATTCTGTATCAGAATTTGTTCCGAGAATTTCGTTAATTTTATCTTCTGGCACTCCTGCATCAGAAAGATATACCATTCTTGCCGAAACGACGGACAAGGTGTAGTTTTGCTGTGCTTCAACTCTTTTTTTGTAATCAGACAAATCATCTAATTTGTTTTTATCAAGGTAAGAGTGCATATCACTTGCAATCATCATGCCGTTTAGGATATAATTTTTTGCTGCCTCTACATATTCATCATTTGTACCATCTTTCTTCGGGAGTTGGGACGAAAGATGGTACTGAGAACGCTCTGTTTGACCGGAGAGGTCATATACATCGAGAGTGGTTGTAGTTCCCGATTCTGTATTAGAAACAGCAATCAGCAATGTATTTGTCAAGTTTTCGGATGTTTCAACTAAATCAAAGATAGTGCTATCTTCTTCAATAGCTTTTTGGATATCGTCTTCGCTGGGTGTTTTTGTATCTGTTTTAGAAGTCTTGGTTGGTTCGGTATCAGGTTCTTTTGTGTCATCACTGCCGCCAAAAGGCAATGCGAGAATCACAATAACCACTACCAGAGCAATGATTGCAATGAGACAACCGTTTGGTTGTTTTTTACCGCAGTTCGGGCATACCTTTTCATCAATAGGCATTTCCGTTTTGCAGTGCTTACAAGTTTTTGTTGTTGGCTTTTCTTTCTTCATGATTTACCCTCCTAAATTTGACAAAGTTCACGAATTGTGATATTTTCTGTTTAGAGGGTTGTTAGGCAACGACTTTCTTTTCCCCTTGTGATATGGCGGTATCACAGGGGGATTTTTTAAAAAAAATCTAGAATTCCTTCCTAAGCTGCATCAGCCTACCTCGGATATGTATATTTTCCATATCCTTGCCAACAAAGATTTTCGGTTCACAGGCGGGGTTTTCGGGTTGGAGAATCAGCGCATTTTCCTGTTTTTTCACTCTTTTCAGGGTAGCCTCGTCACCATTGACAGCAACAACGGCAATATCTCCATTATCCACATCAGCCTGTTGACGGATCAGGAGCAAATCGCCATGATGGATGCCTGCGTTTATCATGCTGTCCCCCTTAGCCCTGAGCCAGAAGTAGGTTTCGCCTGTCTGGAGGTCAGATTCGGGGGTGGGGATGTAGCCTTCGATGTTGTCCTCGGCGAATAGCGGCGTGCCACAGTTCACAGAGCCGACCAGAGGGACGTTTACCATTGGTTCGGGAACGTAGGGGATGGCACCTTCGGGGAGGGACTTATCTCGCTTTTCGACTAAATCTGATTTTTCAATGCCAAAATAATTTGCTATCATTTCGATTTTATCAATGCGAGGGTATTTTTTCCCATTTACCCAATCAGTAAAGGTGGAGTATTTGAATCCAAGAGCCTCACACATATCATTTCTTGACTTATTATTTAAATCCATATAGTATTTTATATTTTCAGCCATAATGGCTTTGTTTCCGAGGTCGCTCATAGGCTCACTCCCTTTCTAATGACAATATACGCTAAAAACAAAAAAAAATCAAGATAAAAATAAAAAAATTACGCTTTTAGCATTGACAAAACGCATAAAGCGTATTATTATCGTAGTATGAAAGGGGTGAGAATTTTGAAAATTACATTGAAAGCAGCCCGAGTAAGCAAGGGCTTGACACAGAAAGATGCGGCGAAATTGATTGGAATTACGGTAGAAACCTTGGCAAACTACGAAAAAGGAAAGACTTATCCGGATATTCCGATTCTGAAAAAGATTGAGGATACATACGATGTGAGATATAATCAGCTTATTTTTTTGCCTGAAAATAACGCTTAAAGCGTTATTGAAAATAACGAAGAAAGACCAGTAAAAGGATAAGGACGCAAGCGAAGGGAGGTGAATGTGCTTCTCATGAGCATACTGATTTCAATAGCATCTATAGTCTGTGTATACAGCGGATATAGAATAAAGAACCGCGAATGCCGGTCTAAATTTTACAATCTCGGCATGGCATTTGCGGTTATGGCGTTAGTACTTGCCATTAAATAGGGTATTCAAAATCCTCAATGGCAAATTCCAAGTTCAAAGAAAGAGAGCGAACACAGAACATATAGAGAGTTTCAATTTTTTCTTTAGATTCATTATTTTCGAGACAAGTAATGCACTCTAAGGCATCTTTGTAAAAATCTTTATTGGCATTTAACATAAAACATTTATGTGTTGCAGAGCGAAACTTTGAAATATTCTCTGGGCTGGGATTTGTTAAAGCGAGCGCATATGAATCAGCAAACTCAAAGTATACCTTTTGTTTTTCGAGAAAAAATGTGTCTAATTTTTTCAGTCGAATTTGGTGTTCATTATTTTGCTGGTTTGTGATAGCAGGCACAATGGCAGATATAACGATTGCAGCAAGTGCAACCAACAACTCAATATTCATAAAATTATCTCCTTTCCTATGTACTCGGCTGCGGCAACAGCCTGTATTTTCAGGATAGGACAGGGGGAGAAAAATGTCAAGGAAAGTGAAAAAGATGTTGATAACAGGAGGTGTTCTTATGGAGCCGATGCTTTACACAGTAAAGGAAGTTGCGCAGATTCTGAAATGCAACGCGACCAGAGTATATGGTCTGAAGGATGCGGGACTGCTGCCGTTTCTGAAGCTGGGGCAGTTGAAATGCCGCAGAGAAGCGGTGGAGGAGTTTCTGCGGAAGTATGAGGGCTACGATGTATCCGACCCGAACAACATCGTTCCTCTGGAGACAGGGGTGGAGGAATGAAGGGCGGAATGAAGCGCAGCGGCGCAACTCTGGAGGAAATGAAGCAGGCGTTGGAAGGAAAGCTGTATATCGGGAAAAAGATTAAGAAAATCGTGTGTTTCCGAGAGAGCAGCACAGGACCAATGCAAAAAGATAAGAAAACAGGAACGGTCACAGGGATGTATCCATTTGTGTTTACGGTGGATTTTGGAAAATACACAGAATCATTCAGATACGGACAATTTTTCGAGGAAGGGAGCGAGGTGGTTAAGTTATGAAAAGTAAATGGAAACGGCAGTTTTTCTACCTGCGGCGTGGCTTGATTCGGTGGGCGGTGGTATTCTTCGGGACGCTACTGGCGCAATGCGGCTTGGTGTACGTTCTGGAGAGTGCGGACGGACGAATGATATTTTATCTGATTTCCGGCACGATGATTGCCTTTGCAATCGGAAATGTATTTTATGGCAGGGAATTGCCTAAGAAATAAAAACGTCCCCAGAGGTGTTGGCGCACCGTTTCGGGGACAAAGAAATAATACATACAACCAAAATACCAGAAAGTGAGGAAAAAATCAATGAGAGATACAAATTTAACACCCGAAAACGATATGCAGGAGCTGTGGGAGCTGAACGGCAGGGTTAAGGCGGTTGTGGCGTATCTGAAAACAGATACATACATCAAACCGGAAGAAATTTTAGTCATGCTGGGTGATGTGCCGGAAAGGGATGATTCCTGATGGACTACACCGAGGATATCAGAACGGAGCCGGAATATGAGAAAATCGAGCCGGAATGTATCATTTGCGGCAGTCGCACCTGTGAATATTTCTATTTCGACGGGCACGGAGAGCCGATTGGGTGCGATGACTGCATCAGAAGGGAGGAAGTCTGGTGAACAGACAGGACTATTTGCAGAAAAATTTTGAGCTGAGTATGGATCTGCGAGAAACAGAGCGGCAGATTGCGGGGCTGTATAACCGCAAAAAGCAGATTTTAGAGGAAATGGATGCCATCCAAGAGCAGATGGTTGAGGATGCCAGAAACGGCACATTGTATAAGGAGGATGAGGAGCATGGGGATTCCTGTGTTGATTTTGGGCGAAAGCGGCAGCGGAAAGAGTACAAGCCTGCGGAACTTTAACGAAGATGAAATCGGTATTTTTAATGTAGCAGGGAAACCGCTGCCTTTTCGGAAAAAGCTGAAGGTTGCGAACAACGCTACTTACAGAAAAATCATGGATAACCTGCCGCACAAGGATAAGGATGGAAAATTTCCTGCGGAATATCTGAAGGCATTTGCGATTGATGACAGTCAGTATCTCCTTGCGTTTGAATTTTTCGACAGAGCGAAGGAGGTTGGTTACGGTAAGTTCACAGATATTGCGATGAACTTCCGCAATCTCATCAATTTTGTAATTGCACAGACACCGCCGGACTGCATTGTTTATTTCCTGCATCATATTGAGCAGGCGGAAGGTGGCAGGCTGAAAGCAAAAACCATCGGCAAGATGCTGGATGAAAAGCTGACGGTGGAAGGGTTATTTTCCATTGTTCTGCTGTGCAGGGCAAATGACGGGAAATACAGCTTTATCACGCAGTCGGACGGTTTCACAACGGCGAAAAGCCCGATGGATATGTTTGAAACGGAAATTGATAACGACTTGAAGATGGTGGATACCACGATTCGAGAATATTGGGAATTATAAGAGGAGGACAAGAAATGAAAAATATCAACTGGAACAGCGTCCCCGACCCTGTGGAGCTGCCGAGACTGACCCCGGGCGGATATGTCTGCAAGATTACGGTAGCGGTGGACGTACCTGAGAAGGAATATCTGAAGCTGGAGTATGACATCGCGGAAGGGGAGCACAAGGGACACTGGGATGCGCTCTACAAGGCGAAAGCCTTCTGGGGCGGCACGTTTTACCGTTCCTACAAGGAGAAGGCACAGTCCATGTTTAAGGGCTTTCTGACGGCGGTGAAGGAAAGCAACCCCGGCTTTGTATTTGAAAATGACGAGAAGCGTCTGGAAGGCAAGCTGATCGGGCTGGTACTGGCGGAGGAGGAATACCGCAAAAATAACGGCAGCGACGGCACAAGACTGTATGTTGCCAACATCCGCAGTGTGGAAAAAATCCGCAAGGGGGATTTTATTGTACCGCCCAAAAAGCTGTTGCAGGAAAGCGGCAGTGCAGGCGAGAATGGATTCTATCCCACAAAGGACGTGGAAGATGACGATGTTCCGTTTTAAGGCGGTGATGGGATGCGTGAGACTTTGAAAAAAGCCCGCCAAGCGGAGGGCATGAGAA